TTGAAAATTATTGGCGAACAGAAACGTCCAGACTTTTATGACTGTTACGTAGCTATGGATATTGGTTTTAAAGATTATACCGCTATTTTATTTGGCTACTACGATTTTTTAAAGAATAAAGTTATAATTGAAGATGAAATTGTCGTAAAAGGTAATAAAGTTACTGTAAAGGGTTTAGGGGAAGGTATTCCGAACAAAGAGGAAGAGCTTTGGGGCTACGTAAAACCATATTTAAGGTATGCTGATAATAACCAGCCAATATTTTTAAATGAATTAGCTCAGCCTCCTTATGGAGTTCATTTTATTCCTACAGAAAAGAAGAATAAGGAAGCTGCTATCAGTAAATTAAGATTGTTAGTTCAGTCTGAAAATATTTTAATTTCTCCTAAATGTAAATATTTAATTACACATTTAAAATATGCTACTTGGAATAATAAAAGAGATGGTTTTGATAGAGATCAGCAAAATGGTCACTTCGATGCACTAGATGCTCTAATTTATTTTGTCCGAAATGTTCAGTATAACAAGAATCCATACCCTTCTAGCCATTTTATGCCAGCAGGAACCCTTTGGGAGACAGAAAAAGACTCTAACTTACCTGAATTTCATCAACATCTAAAAAATATCTTCAATCCTTTTTCTAAAAAGCGATAATAACTCATTAAATTAACAACTATTTATAGCATAGGAGCTATGAATGGAAACACCTTTGTATAAAAAGCCAACTAATAAAGATAATGTATACTTCGCCAAGAAGGACGGAGAGGAATTAGCTGATATTCTTACCAGTAAAATCAATGAATGGGTAAGCACAACTAAAGCTATGGGTTATACAGATAAAATGAAACAATGTTGGTCTGCATATCACGGTATGTTTTTTCAATCTTTTGCTGGATCGCATCAAATTTCATTTGGGGGAGAGCAAGGTGAATTAGCTAACCTACCAATTAATCATATTAGAAATATTGCTCAACACATGAAGACTATGACTATAGCTTCTCGTCCAGCTTTGGAAGCCAGAGCAGCTAATACAGACCATAAATCTCTTATACAGGCTCAATTGGCTACAGGGTTACTAGACTATTATATGAGAGAGAAAAGACTTGAGAGATACATTTCTACGGCTGTAGAACATGCTATTGTTTTAGGTGCTGGATATATTAAAATGGAATGGGATACTTCTGTAGGTAAAATTATAGAAGAGGACGAGGAAACTGGAACAGCAATTAGAGAAGGGGATATTAAATTCACAAATCTAAGCCCATTTGAAATCATTACAGACATTTCTAAAGGCGACCAAGACCACGATTGGATTATCACAATAGATAAAAAAAATAGATATGATTTAATTGCTAAATTTCCTGAATTTGAAGATAAAATTTTAGGATTAGAATCAATTGATAGATTCCAAATGGTTGTAATGAATAAAACTATGGGTACAGATTATGTTCCTATATTTACATTTTACCACAGACCTACAGATTCTTTACCAAATGGTAGACAAGTTGTATTTTTATCTGATGATGTTGTTTTAACAGATATGGATTTACCTTATAAACAAATTCCAGTGTACCGTATAGCCCCGAATGAGGTTCTAGGTACTACAATGGGATATTCTAGCTTGTTTGACTTGCTTCCTATTCAGGAAGCTGTCAATACAGTTTATACCTCTATATTTTCTAACCAAGTAGCTTTTGGTACACAGAATATCTTTGTTGAAACTGGAAGCAATATTTCTATGTCTAATCTTTCTGGTGGATTAAACGTAATCGAAGGTTTAAAGAAGCCTGAAGTGTTAAATCTTTTAGGAACTAGTGAGCAATCTTTTTCTTTAGCTAATAAATTAGAATCTTTAATGGAAACTTTATCTGGAGTTAACTCTGTAACTAGAGGTAGTCCTGAAGCTAATTTAAAATCTGGTACAGCACTAGCCTTAGTTCAGTCAATGTCAATTCAGTTTATTTCTGGGTTACAGCAGCAGTATGTTCAGCTTCTAGAAGACGTTGGTACAGCTATTATTGAGATTTTAAAAGATTATGCAACAGAACCTAGAGTGGCTTCGATTATTGGTAAGAATAATAAGGCTTATTTAAAAGAATTTAAGTCAGAAGATATTCAAGAAGTTAATAGAGTTGTTGTAGACGTTGGAAATCCTTTAGCTAAAACTACAGCAGGTCGTATTCAAATGGCTGAACAGTTAATGCAGATGAAGGCTGATGAGTTTACAATTGAGCAGTATATTCAAGTTATTAATACTGGTAAATTAGAAGTAATGACAGATAAAGCTACTCGTAAAATTAACCAAATTGAAATGGAAAATGAAAAGTTAATGGATGGAGTACAAGTTAAAGCTTTAGCTATTGACGATCACGTAGAACATATCAAAGAACACGTAACTTTATTAGATGATCCAGATATTAGAAATGATGACAATGCTGCTGGGTTAATTTTAGCACATATTCAAGAACATATTCAATTAGGACAAAACACAGATCCTGCTTTACTGCAAGTTTTAGGATATCAGCCTATTCCAGTTCCTCAGCCTCCTATGCCGCAACAAGGACAACCTGCTCCTGAAGCTCCGCAAGGCTCGGCTACACCTGGAAATATAATGCAAGATGCTGGACAAATGCCTAACCAAGCTATGCCTAATCAGCCTAGCCCAGCAGAACCTCCTCCAGGAACTCCAACACCACAACAAGGGTTACAAAACATTATAGGTAATAAAGGGTAATTATGGATTTTGATAATTTAACAAAAAATTTACAAAATTATTACGATAAATTAAAAACATCATCAGCTAGTGTATCTGATTGGACAGATATGAAAAATAAAATTAGACAAGCTTATGATGCTGGTACACTAAATCCTGAACAATACTCAGAATTAAATAAAAAAACAACATTTCATTTTAAAAACCAAGGTAGAGCGTTTGAAGACTTAAAAGATTTACCAGAGATGGTGAGAGCTAAGTCTGTCGCAAATGCTGCTTCTGAAAGTAAAGGTCTTTCCAATGTATTAAAAGAAGGGTCTAGAGTAGGTAAATTGGCTACAACATTAGCCCCACTAGCAAAAGCTTTAGCTATAGGCGGAACAATCGCTGGAGCTATGGGAGCTGGTCAAAAAGCTATGGCTGGAGATTTACCTGGTGCAGCATTAGATGCAACAGATACAGCAACAGATCTTGTACCTGGGGTAGGTGAAGCTAAAATGGCTTTAAGGACAGAAGGGTTAGGAGCTGGAAGCGATAACACTAGTAATGTTAAACCTTTTGATCTTTCCCCGTATGCAGTAGATAAAGATGGTAATCACTTTAAAAAGTATAATAAACTAAAAGAAAAATTACAGAGTGGCTCATGACGCTACCTAAAAAGAGACAAGATCTTTTAAATGATTTGAAAAAATATCTTCAAATTGACGATGAAGATGCTGTATCTGATTTATTAAAAAATAGAGATCCTATGGCTATTCGAGATGAAATGTCTACAGCCTTAGGTCAACATATATTACAAAATTACGATAAGCCAGTAAACGCTTTCAAAGATAGTCATATATTATCAGAAGTTCCTATAGAATATACAAATTTACCTGAAAACATTGCAGGAAAATATAATTTAAGTAAAAATAAAATCCTTTTACCTAAAGAAAATCCAGAATTGATAGAAAGGCAAACAGGAACTTTAATGCATGAATTAGGTCATGCTAAAGATTGGTTAATTGATAAAATAAAAGGTTCTAACTTAAATGAATCTAATTCTGCACTTAAGGGTTCAGGTTTAGAAGCAGCCGAAAAGATTTTTGGAAATCATCATTCAAATGGTTTTTTTGAGAAAGAAGCATTACAGAAATTATTAAAAGGTGGAAAATTAGCTATTCCAGCTTTAGCTTTAGGTAGTACACTTTATTCTGCCGGTTCTAAAGCTTCTGAAGGAGATATACCTGGTGCAGCCTTGAAAGTTGGCTCTGCAATAGACCCTACAGGAACTGTAAATGCTGTAGATCAAGTTAAAGAACGATTACAGATGCCAACTGAAGAAGGTGTAGCGGCTAGTATGCAAGACATAGATAATAATGCTCATAATCAATTAATGGACTATTCTGATAATAATTATTCTGAACCAGATAACACTTTAAAGTTACTAAAGAGTAAACTGTATGGAAAGTAAAAAAAGACTATATGATTTATTTCCAGAATTGAGAAAGGAATTTGATCCTACTCATCCTAATCCTAAACAAAGATCTGTAAAAGATATTAGACATTTAATTAATAACCCTGATTCTACCATAGTTAATCCTATAGATTTTGAAACAGCAGATACTGAAATATTGAGAAATGGATTAGAACATCCTAAACATACTAGTAAATTAAATATGCTTAGAAGAAAATTGGGAATTAATCAGGTTTAAATCTATCATAAATTTATCATATTCTGTAAGCTTTTGTCTATATTTTTTTACATGCCAATGTTGAGTTATTGGTCTGTAATACAGAGGTTTATTAAGCTGTCTTTTAGCTCCTGTAATTCCTTTTAACCATGCATATACTACAACATTAGGATCTTCAGTTTTTAATTCTACTGTAATCTTGTCATATAATTTTTCAGCTACTTTTTTCTGATTATGTTTATTAATCTTCATACCTGTATATTCTAATGCTGTAGAAGGTTTTACTCCATATTCTCCGTAAGCTATAGACTTATGCTGTACATTTTTACCATTATTTGATTCTATATATCTAATAATTTGTATTGTTTCTGTTTTAATATCTTTGAAATATATCATTATAACTCCCAATTCTTTGTTTTTTTATTATATTTAGCTATTTTTCTAGCTTTTAATGTTAAAGCTTTGTCATATATTAAATTACAAGGAAAATCTATTTCATAATTTCCACTAACTAGAGATTGACAAGCTATTTCGTTTTCTGGAAAACAAGACTTAATAGAAAGAAATATGTCAGAATTTAATTTTAAATCATACATTCTATAATTTGCCTCATCTGACCAGCTATCTATTGTGAGTAAAGGAGATCTATAAAATTCCATAATAAATAAGTTAAATATAATTTCTGTATGTTTGTCCATATTAATCTCTCCTTCCAAATATAACTAATGCTATAAACATAAATAACCCAACTCCTTGTAGATTATTATCTCCCTTATATATACCTATACTACAAGATGATATAAATGCTGTAAATAGTAGATACCAAAATATTATGTGAATGTATTTCATATTTTATTATCCTATAGATTCAGTATATACAGCTTCTGTATGTTTGTCAAATTTCTTTGTAAGGTCCGGAAAGGACACACTTCTCCCCTAACCATCTTGCGGTCACAATTAGCGGCTTCGTTTCTGACTACGCCGCTTTATATACTCCGAATATGCTGATAGCGATGTTCATTATACACAGAAAAGTAATTCTGTCAATATCTAAATTTAATATTACAACAATTACAATAAATTACCTAAAATTTTAATAGTTAATCATGTAAGGAATTAACAACTATTTACGGAGCAAGCAATAATGCCCTCCAACTTAAAATCTACCCCTATAGGATATTAGGGCGATATACAGGAGAAATTTATGTCAGAGCAAAACAATGGCGGCGATCAGTCGTTATCATCAGCAGATCAAATTGATGCAGCAGAATTAGAAGGTTTAGAAGGCGGAGATGAATCTCAAGCTCCAGCAAGTAGTCCCGAAAGCAAAGCAGCAGAAGCTCAGAAACTTCAGGAAATGATTGAGGAATTTGAGTTAAAAGTTAATGGAAAAACGGTAAAGGAAAAGATTAATCTTTCGGACAAGGAAAGAATTAAAAAAGCTTTACAGA